GTGTCCCTCATCGCCGATCGGGTGCGCGAGCGCGTCCGACACGATGGGGTGGATCTCGGTGCTGATAGCGCTCTCGCCGATGGCTATGTGCGGGAGGAGATTCGCCGCTACAGCGAGCGGGCACTTGGCGGTTCATTGCCGCTATTGGCGGATGAACACCAGGCTGAACGAGATGTGGTTGCCTCGATCACCGGGTTCGGACCATTGCAACAGTTCTTCGACGACGACACGGTTGAGGAGATCTGGATCAATGGACCTGAGCAGGTTTTTCTTGCCCGCAGCGGCATCGCCGAACTCACGAACGTTAAGCTCACCGCGACCCAAGTGCGTGACCTCGTGGAACGGATGCTGCAATCCACCGGGCGCCGGATACCTAAGATAGGAGCATGTCCGCTTCTAGTGTCAAGTCAGCCGCCATCTACCTCCGCATCTCTGAAGACAGAGAGGGTGAAGGTCTCGCCGTAGACCGCCAACGGGAGGCGTGCCTCAAGCTCCTGAAAGACCAGGGCTGGACCCTCTACCGAGAGTACGCAGACAGCGTGAGCGCGTCCAAGGCTCGGGTGCACCGGCCTCAATATGAGGAGCTACTGGCAGACTTCCAGGCTGGCCGATTCAGTGCGCTCGTCTGCTGGGACCTGGACCGCTTGACGCGCCAACCTCGGCAGCTTGAGGACTGGGTAGATGCCGCTGAGCGTGACGGTCTGGTAGTAATCACCGCCAACGGTGAGGCAGACCTCAGCACAGATGGTGGCCGCATGTACGCCCGAATTAAGGCAGCGGTTGCGCGTGCCGAAGTAGAGCGCAAGAGCGCCAGACAGAAGGCCGCGAACGTCCAACGGCTGGAGGCTGGCAAGCCGCTACCTGGAGGCAAGAGGCGCTTTGGGTACGAGAAGGACCACAGCACTCCGCGTGAGTCGGAGGCCACCTACATCCGCTGGGCCTACGCAGAGGTGGAGGCTGGACGCTCTCTCTACTCGCTAGCCAAGGAGCTAAACGCGGACGGCATCAGAGCGCCCTATGGTCACACCTGGGATGGCTCCAAGCTCCGCAAGGTGCTCCTCAATTCGCGCAACATCGGAGTGCTCTCTCACCAAGGGATTGAGCAGACAGACAGCGCCATCACTCCGCTGGTTGAGGTGGAGCAGTTCGAGCGCGTGAAGGCAATACTCATGGACGAGGCTAGGACCATGACCCCAGGCCCCAAGGTGCGCGTTGGACTGGTCAACGGGATTGCCACCTGTGGAGTGTGTGGCACCAAGCTCAAGACATCGGCCAACACTCAGAAGGGCAAGCTGGTACTCCTCTACAAGTGCTCGGCACCAGCGGAGGCACGGAAGGCCGGACAAACTCACCCCGCAATCCGTAGGGACCTCATGGACACCGCTGTCATGGAGGAGGTCTTCCAGTGGGTAGTGGAACACCCTGAGGCTGAGGAGTCCGCTGAGGTCTCGCCGCGCTTGGGTGCGCTCCTGGCCGAGCGGGACGAGGTAGACCGGCAGCGCAAGGTTGTGCAAGCCCTGGCCAAGATGCCTGGAGCGGACCTGGGCCAGGTTGCCAAAGACCTGGCCGACCTCGGCAAGGAATCTGACCGGCTCGCTGCCGAGGCTGAGCGTGAGCGTGGGGCACAAAGTCGCACTGGACTCTTGGAGGCTGTGCGTGGTGAGTGGTGGGCACGGAGGCACATTGCCGAGTACACCGAGCTAGAGCAGGAGGCCCTGGACGCTTGGCCCGGATACTGGGAAAGCCTCGGCCTGGACAAGCAGCGTGAGGTTGTGCGTTCTATGTTCAACATCACATTGCATCCAGGCCGAGGCCCTGAGCGGGTGGAGATAACTGCCTTATAGCTCTTATAGATGTTATGTACGGGCAGGACGGGCAGGCAAAACGCTAAACCTCTTTTTATACGGCTCCCTTATATATATATTTTTTTTCTCTTCTCCCTGCCCGTAGAAAGAAAAAGAGAGAGAAATATCAATAGATATAAGGGAAGCAGGCACTATAGCAGGCTGCCCGCAACCCCTGCCCGTAGCCTGCCCGTATGGGCACCCTAGCCTGCCCGTTGGACACAAAAAAGGTGCCCGTAGAGGTTATTCACCATCTACGGGCACCCTAAGGCACCACTGACCTGCCCGTTACGAGAGCAACGCAGCGTAGTCCGTGGACACCATACGGACATCAAGACCAAGGACGAACCGGTCAGAGTTCTTCACCTGCTTGAAGCCAATGGCTGTCAGCCGCTTGAAGAACTGGTCAGCAGAGAGCGGGGACTTGTGCCCGTTGTCAATCGACCAAGTGCGGTAGCGACGGTAGACCACGGAGCGCTTAGTCCGCACCAACTCAGAGCCAGCCTCCTGGAACTGAATAGCGTCATCCTCAGCAAGCCAGAGGCGCACAATGTCGGACTCCTTACGGAACTCGTCACGGAGGCTAGCCAGTGAGCCAGCAATCTCAAAGTCACCGCGTGCCATCAAGTTGCGGAGGTGATGCATGGCCATGTTAAAGACACCTGGGGCCTCCTCGTAGAGCGCCTCCATAGAGAAGTCATCGTCCTGGAAGCGTCGGTCCTTCGGGAAGCTCAACACCGTGAAGCGCTCCAGGTAGGCATCCGTGGTGTCACCAGTGCGCCAGAACGAGTTAGAGGAGAAGATGGGGGTAGCCCATATCAGTGCGTTCTTCGGGTCCTGGTACTTCTGCTCAACCTGGATGGTGTCAGCTCCTGTGATGGCCTTGAAGAGTGAAGGGTCCTCCAAGTACTTGGCATCAATGTCACCCATGATGTTGGCAACCTTCCCCACCATCTGAGCAACACGGAACCGAGACCCAGCCATATCTCTCAGCGAGACGTGAGAGACATTGCTAGAGCCAACCATGTACTCAACCATCTTGAGGTAGGTGCTCTTACCAGAGCCTCTAGGACCATGCAGGAGGACAGCGCGCTGGAGCGGGTTACCGAACAGCAGCGCGTACCCGAGCGCCTCCCAGGTGGTCTGGAGAGCATCAGAGGGGACAGCCCCAGCGAGCCAAGAGGAGAACTTCGGGCAGGTGGCCTCAGCATCATAGGAGACATCCAGCCGAGCTGTCATCCGATACTTCGGGTCATGCTCAAACAGGTGGCCGGTGCTCCAGTGATAGATGCCGTTGGCCAGGTTAATGACCTCGGAGTCTGGCACCTCGGGAAGCTCAGGCAGCACCCGCCGAGAGATGAGGTTGTCCTGGACCTCTGCCGCACGGTTACGAGTCCAGGAGTTGCCAAGCGCTCGGGTGGTCCGGTACTTGACCTCATCAGGCGCTGGGGTAAACACACCGTCGGCATAGACCCAGATGTTGCCATCCGGTCCCAGAGCGAGACCGTCACTAATGGCATCACCCAGAATCTCAACCATGAGCTTGCCATTCTCAAAGTAGCTTCCGTTGTTGGCTCCGTTCATGCCCGGAAGCTGAGTGATGAGGTTGTGCATGTCCAAGGCGCTCAGAGACTGGGCACCAGAGATGGCCTGGATAATCGCTTGCTTGTCTTCTTGTGTGACGCTCATTCGGACACCTCGCGCATGAGTTGTGCGTGGGAGAGGTAGAGGATGCCGTCACCTTGAGCCTCACGGAAGAGCTTCCGAGAGAAGTACATCTGTGCACCGACACCCCAGGTGTCCGGGTCCATGTCAACCAGATTGGAGCACGGAATCACTTCATCGGAGGTAATGCCGTCCGTGCCGGTTCTCTTCCAATGGGCGTAGCCAAGAACTGGCCAGACATCGTACTGGTGCTTGGTGTCTCCTACTCTGTGGTACGCCGCAACCCAACCAGGTTCAACTGGGGTGAAGCGGACGAGAGTTTCACTTTGGATTGCGTCACTTGGCCCGGACGCTGGGCTAGTAGATAGTTCAGACATGCTTGTATTCCTTCCCGGCGCTATGCCGGATAGTTGGCCCCTGCCTTGTGCAGAAGCTCTGGAGGTAGCAGGAGGATCAGTCGCTCAGACGAGGCTTCGCGTCCTGCTATGTATCTAGATTAACAGGGATGGCGGGGCATTATCCGGCTGCTCAGCCACTTTGTCAAGTCTAAAATGCGAACACTGGCACCCTGACACAACAAAAACCCTGGTCAGGGGATGATTCCAGTGACAAGAAAAACCTTGAGCCTGGCGCAAAAACTGCTTCAAGACTGCCTGCCGCACAATCCCGAATCAGTTTTGCAAACAGCGTGACCCCCTGAAACAACGGGCCAACCAGGGCATCGAGCGCCTGGGCCAGCCAGCTCACCCAAGGCCCCAGGCCTCAAACTCAAAACATGAATGAAACACAACTAGCCTGCTGGGAAGCCACCGGGCACACAGAACTCACCGTCATCCAACGCACCAGCAAGGAACTCTTCCGCGCTACCTGGACACCAGAAGAGCAGTGCGCCTACTGGAGCCTTGAGCATGACTGAGCTGACCCCTCAAGACCTCCGCAACCTGGCCGATATGGGCGCTTCTATAATGCTGACCTCCTCGGAGCTGGTGGTCTGGCCAGAGGCACTCTATGGCCGAGCACCAGGGTCACCAGACCCCTCCGCTGATAAAATAGATACCGAGTATTCAATTAAAGGTATCTAATGGAACAAGGAACAACAACCGGGCCAGGACGGTGGGGTGAGAGCACCCCCGAGATAGACGAAATCTGGGCCTTCCCAGGAACCTGGGCAGACGCAACCCACGGAGTCCAGATTGACTGGTCAGGAGTGACCGCCGTCCTCGTCTGCCTCCACCCAGGGTGCGGGGTCCAGTTCGGTCCAGTCATGAACCTTGAGGATGTCCCCGAAGCAAGCCGACACCACCGAGAGGGCTACCACGCCAAAGCAATCACCCGCAATGGCCACACACGCATAGAGACCGGGGTCACCCCCGAGTCCAAGGCCGCAGCCCGAGCAATGAAGACCTGCTGGAACTGTCAGAAGGTAGTTCGTGGACGGCTTTCCACTCGTGGCGTATGCACGACATGCCGCCGAACAGTTGCCCCCGCCTGGGCCATCGAACTCGGCTACCTGCCAGAAGGCTCCCAAATGGCTGACCTCCTCGCACTCGTCAAGCGCCTCCGCACAGAAGCCAACCAACCAGCACCCCCTCAAGGGCCAACCCCAATCCATGGCAACCGCAAGCTCCAGAAGCGCGCCCAACTGCCCTACAAGGCCAACCACGGCACCCGCAAAGGCTACAAAGCAGGATGCCGCTGCCACGACTGTGCAGAAGTACAAAGCGCCTACGCAGCAGAGGCACGCAGAAAGCGCCTAGAGAGAGGTGCCGCATGAGCACAGACCTAGACCAAGCCCGTAAAGACCTAGAGGCAGCGATAGAGACCTACTTCCGCGCCGAGGTAGCCGACTTGGACAACGAGGCCGTCCAAACCGCAGTAGTCACCTCATGGGTAGTCGGCTACGAAATATCCAACGTTGTAGACGACTCAATCGGATACGCCAACCGAAGCATTGAGTCACTCGGAAGCCCTAACACTCACGCCAACCTAGGCGACTGGATAGCGCGCAACCAGCGCCGCTTCATAGGCGGGGAAGAGGAGAACGATGATGACTACTAACACTGCCCCTCACCAGGAGGCCGCATGAGCGCCCACTCATCTAGAGGCCCTAAATGGGAGGCCCTACGCAAGGCCTGCCTAGAGCGTGACTCACACATCTGCACTCACTGCGGAGGGCACGCAACAGAGGCTGACCATGTCATCCCCAAGTCAATGGGGGGTAGGGATGACCTCTCCAACCTCATTGCCTCATGCAAGCCATGCAACGCCAGTAGAGGCAACAAAATGCTTGTCCGGTCGGCCTGGTGGCACCCCGAGCTACTCGATGGCCTCCGGTGACTCGTGGCTTTTCTGTCAGGCCCCAGAGCACCCCGCCCCCAACTGCCCTTTACACGTACCAGGTCCGAAATATTCGTCAATCCCAAGGAGTTCCAAGTGAAATCTTTCACACAAGCTGTTACCGAGTTCTTGAAGTCTGCTGAAGGCTGGCTGCTTCCAGAGGACTACCCCGCCACGGTGTCCCTCCAGCACATGGCCGCTGGCCTGGACGAGGAGATGACCCCCGCGCTCCTCTCTCAGTTCGGTCTCGCCTACCGGAGCCTTCTCAAGAAGAAGCCCGGTGACCAAGGAGATGACGGTGACGAGCTAGATGACCTCATCCCCAACACCTAACACCCAACACCCAAATAGAACAGGAACCAAAATGAAAATCAACCAAGCAATATCTGCCGACCAGCTCGACGAATACCTGGACGAAGAGCAGCGCATCCAGGACTTCCTCGGAGAAATTGAGACGGCTCTTCGGGAGGGGCGGCCAGTGGTTGCAGACTTCCGCAATGCCCGTCTCAGTTGGGTCTCGTATACCGGAGCCTTCTCAAGAAGAAGCCCGGTGACCTCGTCCCCAACAGGAACCAAAATGAAAATCAACCGAGAAATGTCTGCCGACCAGCTCGACGAATACCTGGACGAAGAGCAGCGCATCCAGGACTTCCTCGGAGAAATTGAGACGGCTCTTCGTGAGAGTCGGCCTGTGTGTGTAGATAGCCGCCGTGCCCGTCACAGTTAGCTCCTGGCCACCGCCTCGATACTCGGAGCCTCTGTCCCTGGACTTCCCTTCGGACGGTGACTGGCTCCTCAAGATTGTGGACCTGTGCTGGCGCAACGATGACGGCTCCAAGATGGTCCTCGACCTTTGGCAGCGGACCCTCATCCGGCACGTCCTTGAGCTGTACCCAGAGGGTCACGCCAAGGCTGGTCAGCTCCGTTACCGGGAGTGCTTTGTATCCGTAGCGCGTCAGAATGGCAAGTCTGTCATTGGGGCAATTTTGGCTATGTACGGACTGCTCCGTGAGAAGGGTGCCCTGGTCATTGGTCTAGCCTCGAACGCTGACCAGGCAAACATCATCTACCGCCGAGTCCTGGACATCATCCGTGCCGACGCTCGCCTAGCTAAGCGCTTCACCAAGGCCTCCGAGACTCGTGGAATTGTGAGCAAGGACGGCTCCCTCTACCAGGTGAAGGCTTCCAAGTCTGGAGCTGTCCAGGGTCTGGCCACGTCCTTGGGAATCATCGACGAGCTGCACATCACTTCACCAGCTCTCTGGTCAGACCTGGTGAACGGTACCGCTGCTAAGCCTCGTGGCTTGGTCTTCGGAATCACCACTGCCGGTGACGAGGAGTCGGAGCTGCTCATCCGTCTCTACAAGGTTGCCGAGGATGCCCCCGAGCGCTTCGGCTACTTCATCTGGGAGTCCCTGGAGGCTCGCGTCCCTGAGGATGACGAGACCCTGGCCGAGTTCATCATGCAAGCCAATCCGTCCGTGGCCGAGGGGCGCAGACCTATCCAGGACGAGCTTGCCGCTGTGCGCTCACAGCCGCTGTCCGATGTCATCCACTACCGTCTCAACCGCTTCGTGGCTTCGCTGAATCCCTACATGCCTGGGGACAGTTGGCAGGCTTGCCAGGCTGGTGGAGAGTACGTCTTCCCGACCGAGGGTCCCATGGTGTTCACCGTGGACCAGACCCCTGAGGATGGCTTTGCCTCCATCACCCAGCAGCGCAAGACGGAGGACGGTGTGACTCACTCACGTCTTGTGGCGAGCATCCCTAACCCAACCTTTGAGCAGCTCCTCAACATCATGGAGCACCTCTGGATGCACAACCCCAGCATGTTCGTTGGTGACGGCTACAAGCTCCGTCCTCTCCTCATGGAGATGAAGAAGCGAGGCTATCCGGTCCACATCGGCACCCAGTCCGATGCCATCAACTCGGCCTCCATGCTTTACGCCAAGGTCCTCCGTGGTGACTTCGTTCATGTCGGTGACGAGCTGGTGAATATGCAGATGACCCGAGCTGTCCGCAAGAACAAGGGTGAGGTCTACCGCATCGACCGAGCCTCCAGCTCTGTGGAGATTGACGCTGTCCTGGCCACCGCCTTGGGCACCCTTGTCATTGAGTCTGTCCAGGAGGAGTCCGTCCAGGTGTTCTAAAGCACTATTTGCAGTCCGTCAAAGTCCCCGCATCCCTGTAATTGCGGGGACTTTTGCGTTGTCCAGGTTCGATTCATCTCTATCAAGCTTTTGTAGGTTTGGGACAATGTTTATAACAAATTGTTGTCAATATCGTCAAACTGAAGGAAGCCTTTGGGATTCATCGACTGGCTAATCGGACCTGAGTTGAGCGCTCCATCTGCTGGAGAAGCTCCTCAGGTTCGTACAGACGAGCCTGGACCGTCTGACCCGAGCAAGGCGCTCGTAATCGCAAGACGAGAGAGCGCAGCCAACAGCGTCTCCGAGAACACAGCCCTGGGCCTCATCTCCGTCTACCGGGCCGCTCAGATTCTCTCCACGGCTGGGATGCAGTGCTCCCTCGATGCCTTCCGCGACTCCGAGCAGATTGAGCCGAAGCCCCTCCTCCTCCGCAAGCCAGACCCTGACGAGCCACTCAACGCCTTCCTTGAGAAGACCTACCTCTCACTTGTTCTCAACGGGAATGCCTTCTGGCGCGTCTTCCGTGACAACCAGGGACGAGTCACCGGCCTCCGTGTCCTCAACCCCAACGAGGTGACCATCAAGGTTGACTCTGACGGTTCAGTCCTCGGCTACCAGTACGGAAAGAACGACCGCACCTACACCAAGGCCGAGGTCAAGCACCTCTCCCACATGCGCGTCCCAGGAGACCCTCGTGGACGTGGACCTATCCAGGCAGCTCAGGCCGAGCTACGTGGAACTCTCGACACCCGCGACTACGCCTCCTACTGGTTCACAGAGGCTGGCATCCCAACCGGTGTCCTCTCCTCTGACGCACCTCTCACCGCCGACGCTGCCAAGGCCGCTAAGGACCGCTGGACTGAGACCCAGGGCGCAACCCGAGGCGTTGCTGTCCTCGGTCACGGACTCTCTTACAGCCCCATCTACCTCTCCCCTGAGGACGCTCAGTTCATCCAGGGTCAGCAGTTCAACACCACCGCCATTGCTCGTCTGTTCGGCATCCCTGCCGGTCTCATGCTCGCCGCTGTTGAAGGCAGCTCACAGACCTACGCCAACCTCTCCCAGGTTGAAGCTGGCTTCGTCAAGTACACCCTCATGCGCTACATCAGCGAGGTTGAGGCCGCTCTATCAGACCTCATGCCTCGTGGCACTGAGGTCAAGGCCAACCTCGAAAGCCTTCTGCGTCCCGACGTAATCAGCCGCTACTCGATGCACAAGATTGCGCTCGGCGCTGGGTGGATGACCAAGGACGAGGTGCGTGACATCGAGGGCCTCCAGCCGCTCCCTGAGGGACTCGGCAAGCCCCAGAAGCCCGTTGACGTGACCCCTGAGGCCGCGCCAACCGAAGAAGAAGAGGACACCAATGTCTGAGCTAGAAACCCGTGAGCTTGAAATCCGTTCCGTTGAGGAAGACGGAACCTTCGAGGCTTTCGCTGTCCGCTACGGAGAGGTTGCCAACATCGGTGGCCGCTTCAAGGAGACCTTCGAGCGTGGAGCTTTTGACGGCTCTGAGGACATCAAGGTCTACCGGGACCACAAGGAAATCATCGGCCACGTCTTGCAGACCGAGGACCGGGATGAGGGCTTCTGGTTTAAGGCCAAGGTTGCGCTCTCGTCCCTCGGCTCGGACACCCTCGCCCTGCTCCGTTCTGGGGCGCTCACCAAGGTCTCAGTTGGCTTCATGCCAGTCCAGCAGCGAGATGACAAGGGAGTCATCGTCCGCACCAAAGTTTCGCTGAAAGAAATCAGCGTCGTAGAACGTCCTGCCTATGCAGGCGCATCAGTCCTCACAGTCCGTGAGGAATCACAGGACCCCTCGGTCCCCACATTTAAGGAGAACACAGTGGATGAATCCACCGTTGACCCGGGCCTTGTAGAGGTCCGTGAAGAAGTACAAGAACTATCTCGCCGTTTCGACAGCTTCACCCCAGTTAAGGCTGAGGTTGAGACCTTCGACACCCGCTCCGCTGCTGAGTTCGTGAAGGCTCTGGCCTCCAACGACCAGGCAACAATCGAGAGCTACAACCGCTCCATGGAGCACCTCCACAGTGAGGCACAGTACCGCGCTTACACAGGTGGAGACTCTAGCGATGCTCCAGTTAAGGCTGGCTGGGTCGGAGACCTGACTGACATCTTCGATGCCAGCTCCGGTGTTCTGTCCCGCGTCTTCTCGACTGGTGTTCTTCCTGCTACAGGAAACACTGTTGAGTACGCCCAGCTTGCCTCCAACACTGTCCAGGTAACTGAGCAGTCCAGTGAAGGTGATGACCTCGACTACGGTAAGGTCACCCTCGAACTGAAGACCGCAGCAGTCAAGACCTACGGTGGCTACACACAGCTCACCCGCCAGGCCATTGAGCGCTCAACTCTTCCAGTACTTGGTCGCTCTCTTGAGGCAATGGCAGTAGCTGCCGGTGCTCGCAAGAAGGCTGTCCTTCGTTCCGCTGTTGAAGCTGCTGTAACCGCTCGTGAGGGCATTGCCGCTAACGCTGGTGTTGTTGTCCTCGGTGCTGCCCTCGGTTCGGCAACTGCCAGCCAGTGGGAAGACGCTCTTGTCAGCGCCGCCATCATGTATGACGGTCTGAACGCCAACCCTGAGGCTCTCATCGTTGACGCTACCGTCTTCAAGAAGCTCCGCAGCCTCACCGTTTCAGGAGAGCGCGTCTTCACCGTCTCGAACGGCAACCACTCGGGAAGCTTGAACCTTCCTGGCCTCACAGGAAACCTTGCTGGCATCCCGGTCTACCTCGATGCCGGAGAGTCCACTAGCTCTGCCTACTTCGTAAACAGCCAGGCTGTGCGCCAGTACGACTCAGCTCTTGTCAGCCTTCAGGACGAGAACATCATCAACCTGAGCAAGGACTTCTCCGTCTACCGCTACGGTGCCGTTGCTGCTGAGAAGCCTCAGCTCATCGTGCCTGTGAAGTTGGCTGCGTCCTAACCATGCCTGAAGCCACTCCTCTCATTGACCGCCTGACTGCCTACGTCAAAGGTGGTGCCACCTCGGTGAGCACCGCTGACGCTGGGTACATTCAGGCGTGCCTTGACGAGGCTATGGCTCTGGTTGACAACGAGTGCGGGACTGCATCTGAACAAGTTCCAGATGCAGTCCTGGACCGTGCCTATATCGAGGTCGGCTCCGAGCTGTACAACCGCCAGAGTGCCCCTAACGGCATCTCGCAGTTCACTGCCGGAGATGGCTCGGCTATCCGCGTAGCTCGTGACCCGATGGTTGCAGCTCGCCCGATGCTCGCTCCGTTCCTCCCTGGAGGTTTCGCATGAGCACCCTCGGTGACCTCCGCTCAGAGATAGCAGACGCGCTGTCCTCGATGAACCTCAACATCTACACACACCTCTCAGGCCGTGCCGCTCTACCAAGCGGCATGGTCCTGGCTGGGTCTCCCTACCTGGAGTCAGGTCAGACATTCGGTGAGCACCTTGTGCGCTTCGAGGTCTGGCTCTCTGCCCAGAAGGGGGACAACAACTCGGAGACCGACCAGGCCGACGAGTTGCTAGAGACCGCCATGGGACTCCTCCAAGCCGATGGATGGGTAGTCGAACAGATTAGCCAGCCCTTCGACTTCGAGATTAACAACGGTCACGCCTTCACCACATCAATAACAGTCACGTCCTCCGTGACCATTTAGCAAAGGAAAATACACATGGCTAACGCCCGTATCAAGGGGAACGTCGTTCCCGTCCTGACGCTCGGCTCACCGGGCACGGACATCTCAACCGACCTAATCTCGTGGACCATCGAGAACGAGGAAGCTGACTCGGATGTAATCACATTCGAGGATGCCGCTTCGGGTGGGTCTCGTCAGTTCTTCCTCCGTGGAAGCGCTATCCAGTCCACAGCAGCAAACTCCTTCTGGACCACTGTGTGGGAGAACTCGGGTGACACCGGAATTGCCTACACGATTGCACCTCACGGCAACGAGACGCCAACCGCTGCTCAGCCTCACTTCGTGGGGACGCTGACCTACGGTCCTAAGCCATCCATCGGTGGAGAGGCTTCCACAAGCTCCTCCAGTGCCTTCACCTTCGACTTTGAGTTCGAGATTGACGGCATCCCAACCTTGGATGACGGCGAGGCCTAACAACCATGGCCAAAAACATCGGGTCCGACTTCCACAAGGACAAAACCATCCTTGTGCAAGGTATCGCTGACATCAACCGGAAGCTCTCTGCTGCCGGTAACGATGCCACCGACATGCGTGACCTCATGCACCGCCTCGGAAACCTGGTCATCTCTCACGCAAACGTTCCGCGTGACAACGGAACGCTGGCGGCAACGCTCCGCTCGGGCCACGGCAAAACAAAAGCTGTGGTCCGGGCTGGGTATGCCAGACAAGCCGCTTATGCCGGTGTAGTCCACTACGGAGACCCGCACCGGGGCATCAAAGCACAGCCCTACTTGACTGACGCACTTGGGCGCAGCCGAGCAGAGGTCGTTGTCGAACTAGCGTTCGGCCTCGACCAAATCCTAGAAAACAACAACCTGAAATAGAAGCGAGAAAACCAATGATTGACCTCAGCACCCTAACCCTCGGAGAAGTCGCACGTATCGAAGAACTCTCCGGCCAGTCCATCTCCAGCATCGGTGTGACCGAAGCTCCCAAGGGCAAGGCCATGGCTGCTATCGCCATGACCATCAAGCGCCGCAACGGTGAGCCGAACTTCACCTTCAACGCTGCCCTAGCGCTCTCCATGGATGAAGTGAACGCGCTTCTCGGTGTGGATGACGACGAGGTAATTGAGGACCCAGAAGAGGGAAAAGACGAGCGCTCCGCAAAGAGCGCAACCAAGTCAAAGCGTCCTTCATCGTCCACCTCGGCGTAAGCCCCTCGGAGTATGACCAGCTAACCCTTGGCGAGCGAGACGCAATCGTCAAGGAAGCGAGCAAGAAAAAGAAGTAACCAGCCACCTGGCCCCTGAACTCGCAGGGGGCCAGGTCCCATTTAAGGAGGTGCCAGATGGCAAAAAACACAGTAGTTGTCTCGGTGACCTCGAACGTCAAGGGACTCCAGAAGGGCTTCGGCTCAGCGCAGTCAACGCTGGCTAAGTTCGGCAAGGTTGCCGCAGTGGTCACCGCTGCTGTGGCCGCTGCCACGGTTGCCATTGGTGTCAAGGCTGTCAAGTCTGCCTCCCAACTTGAGCAAGCTATGGGTGGTATGGAGTCGGTCTTCAAGGGCTCCTCTGGGCAGATGGAGAAGTGGGCTAACGCTGCCGCTGACTCTGTAGGTCTGGCTAAGAGCGAGTACGCCCAGCTCTCCACCATCCTCGGTGCCCAGCTCAAGAACATGGGAGTGAGCACTGACAAGCTCGCTGGCCAGACCAACGAGCTGGTTGGCCTTGGAGCTGACCTTGCTGCCACCTTCGGTGGTACCACTTCAGATGCTGTCTCAGCTCTGTCCTCTCTTCTCCGTGGAGAGCGTGACCCTATTGAGCGTTACGGTGTGAGCCTCAAGCAGGTTGACATCAATGCGCGTCTTGCAGAGAAGGGCATGACCGGCCTGACTGGGGAAGCCCTCAAGCAAGCCACCACCATCGTGACTCTGGAGCTGCTCTACGAGCAGACCGCTGACGCTCAGGGTCAGTTCGCTCGTGAGTCCACCACGCTTGCCGGTGCCCAGCAGCGCCTATCTGCCGGTATGGAGAACCTGTCCGCCACCTTCGGGACCGCGCTGCTCCCTGCCGCCACTGCCGTCACCGCTGCCCTCGGCTCCCTGGTCAACACACTGTCTAACTCCGAGTGGTTCACCTCTCTGACTGCCTCTGTCACCGAGGCCTCTAACAGCTTCGCTGACTTCATCTTCAAGCTGCTCAACGGTGAGAAGTCCCTGGCTGACTTGAACCTGGGCCAGCTCCTGGTTGACCAGTTCTTGAAGCTCGCTGACTGGCTTGCCGGTGGTGGCTTGGAGACAATCTTCACCACGCTTGCTGCCTCTCGTGAGAAGTTCCTGGGCGCAATGCTTGAGGCTCTCCCAGGCATTGTGGACGCAATCGTCACGATTGTTCCGGCGGCGCTCAAGGCTCTCCTGGACTTCGTTGTCCAGGGTGCCAGCCTTCTCATTGGTGCAGCTCCCAAGCTGGTTGACGCTGCAATCATTCTCATTGATGGACTCGTTGAGGCTGTCATTGATGCCATCCCTGCTGTCATTGAGGCCGTGGTGGACCTGGTTCCTCCGCTCCTCCAGGCTGCTGTCAAACTCTTCTCTTCCTTGGTTGATGCAATCCCTGTGATTCTCCCCAAGCTGATTAACGCTGTCGTCACGCTGCTGCCTACCCTGGTCACCGCAATCGTTGGGATGATTCCGCAAATTATCCTTGCGGCCATCCAGCTCTTCACCTCTCTGGTTGAGGCGCTGCCGGTGGTCCTCCCGATGCTCGTCACCGCCATCGTTGAGCTGTTGCCGGTCATCGTGGAAAGCCTCTTCAGCATGCTTCCCGCCATCTTCGATGCAGCCATTGACTTGTTCGTGGCGCTGGTTGAGGCCATCCCGGTAATCATTCCGCTTCTCATCCAGGCCATCTTCGACCTGCTGCCGGTGCTCATCACCACCATCATCGGTCTGGTCCCCAAGCTGTTCCTCGCAGCCATTGACTTGTTCATTGCTTTGGTGGAGGCAATCCCCAAGATTATTCCGCCACTCATCCAGGCATTCAACGACCTCGGGCCTGTCATCGGTAACGCCATCATCAAGCTCATTCCGAAGCTCATCGAGGGTGGTAATGACATGATGCAGGGCCTCATCAATGGCCTCATCGACACTGGTGGGAAGCTCGGCTCCTCGCTCATCAAGATTGCCCAGGACGCTATTGGTGGCTTCCTGTCCTTCCTCGGTATCCACTCACCGTCCACCCTGTTCAAGGGCTTCGGTGACAACCTGGGTCAGGGTCTGGCTTTGGGTATCGACAAGTCCGGCAAGACCGTGACCAAGGCTCTGGACGGAATGTCCTCCCTGGTCTCGGACGGCTTCAACGCTTCGATGACCGCGCCTGAGATGTCCCTGGCTGTGTCCGGTAGCGGGTCCGCTGCTGGGAAGGCTCAGGCTGCTCCGGTCTACAACGTCTACCTCAACACTCTCAACCCAACCGCTGAGACTGGCCGCGTCATTGTCCAGTCCATCCGTGACTACGAGAAGGTTGGAGGCCGACTGTGATTAAGGAAACTCCTCTCTTCGGCAAGGTTGATGTTCAGGTCTTTGCTCCGTACTCGATTGAGCACTCTGAAGAGGTCATCTACTCCCAGGGCTTTGAGTCGAGCACTGACGGCTGGACCCCAGACGCTTACTCCACGGTGAGCACCAATAGCACCTACAAGCGCACCGGCTCTCAGGCTCTAAAGGTCCTATCCTCCAGTGACAACTACTCGAACGTCTATCGGACCATCACCGGCCTCACCATTGGCGTTGAGTACACCATCTCTGGGTACGCAAACGGTGGAGGCTCGGGACCTGTCCCCATCGTGATTGGAGTCACCGGAGTCGGCGTAGGTACCGGACCAGGCTCCGCTCCTGGTGCCTTCGAGTTGCGCTCGTACACCTTCACCGCCACGGCAACCAGTCACGAGGTCTACCTCAAGCACTCGTTCGGCACCGCCTGGTGGACTTCGGGTGACGCTGTTTGGTGGGATGACCTCACCATCACCCAGAGCGCCTGGACTGACTCCGGTGAGTCCTGGTCCTCGGTAATCCCTGACGCTACTGGCGTGACCATCCACCGTGGCGGAATCCGTGACGGTCTTGCCATCCGCACTGACGTTGGCCTCTGCACGTTCACCCTGCACAACGCAGAGGACCCAATGGATGGCGGAAGCCTCAAGCCTGGTCAGGCTGTCCAGGTCCTGGCCGAAGATGACGCACCTATCTTCACCGGCAAGATTGCCAACCTGAACTCCGTCTACCCCATCAACAAGGACACTGGCGAATCTCGCGCCAAGGTGGAGGTCACTGTGGCTGACGCTGTGCAGATTCACACCACCACACCCCGCTACGGAGTCACCATCCCTGACCCGTACTTCGAGACGTTCGAGGAGCGCATTGACCGCCTCGATGGTTCCGCACGAGCAGAACTAGACGTGCCCGAAATCGGCGCGCCTCGGGAGGTGTACGCCTTCTAATGACCAACTTTGATAAGGCCGCTGGGGCGGGGACACTTCGCCTCAGCGTCACTGTTGCCTCCCAGAACATTGCAGCCAACACCTCCGTGGTGGACTGGCAGCTCCTTCTCTACTGCTACAACGGTGCCTCCTACCACCTCGACAACACCATTGCGTGGAACACCAAGATTGGTGGCAACAACTACTCCGGCACGTTCAGCTTCGACTTCCGCAGCTCCACCGTCAAGCTCATTGCCTCCGGCTCCACCACCATCACCCACAACGCCTCCGGTTACTCAACCATCTACTCCTCAGGCTTCAAGGGCGTTGACGCGACCTCAATCACCAACAACGTCACCACTGGTGGTAACTACACCCTGCCGAGAATCCCCAAGGCTCCGCTAGCTCCGAGTGGCCTCACCAAGGGCACCGAGACAACCTCCTCCGTTGCGCTGTCCTGGACTGCCCCAGATGACATGGGTGCCAGCATCACCGGCTACCAGGTTCAGTACGCCACAGACGCTGGCTTCACCACAGACCTGGGCACACAGACCTTCGCCAGCACCTCGGGAACTGTCACCGGCCTGACCCCTGGACCGGCCTACTACTTTCGAGTCCGCGCCGAGAACTCCCGAGGCTGGGGACCGTACTCCACCTCTATCACCGGCTCACCGGCCCTGCCAGCTCCTACCTTCAGCTCCTGGGCACAGAACGATTCTGGAGGTCTCGTTGGAACCTGGACAGCTCCAGGAGTAGCTACCGGACTGACCGGTTACCGTCTCCAGGTTGCTCGTGACGCTGGCTTCACTGTTGGCGTTCAGAACATCGACCTTGGCAACGTCCTCACCTCGACCGTCACCGGTCTTGCTGGTGGGCGCTTCTACTTCGCTCGGGTGGCAGCTCGCACCGCTGGAGGGGTGAACACCTACAGCGCTAGCCGCAACACCATGCTGGTCCTCAGCGCTGGTGACCTGGACGGCTGGACCCGAGTTGGAACCAAGCCAGCAGAGATTAGCTACTACACCGCTGAGGGTCTCCGCCGTGGTGTGGTCGGCTCCACCCAGGCGCTCTGGTTGGAGTCCCTCTCCACCGGCTCCGTCACCCTGGCCACGGACACCTACGGCATTGAGAAGACCGTCACCGGACTGACCCCTACCAAGACCTACCGCTTCGAGGCCAAGGCCTCACTGAACGGCACCCCGCTGGCTGACAGCTACCGGCTCTCGATTGTGTCGGAGTCTGACGGTACTGCCGAGACGGTCACCGCCAGCACTGAGCTGCCCTATATCGAGTTCGTGGCCGACTCCAGCTCCGTCACCTTCCGCATCATGCTGGCCGAGGAGGTCACCGTTGTCGGTGCCCAGGAGTCTGTTGAGCGCGTAGCCATCCACGGCATCAAAGTCCTGGAACTATCCACCGACTACCCTCAGCGTCTCCGAGAGACAGTCTTTGAGTCCAACCTGGCCAACCACTTTGACATGGCTTGCAACTCGGTTGGTGCGTCCTGGTACGTGGCTAAGGACGGCATCACCCGCTTCCGTCTGCCTGGAGCTGCTCTCCCTGTAGCGGCCATCTTCTCTGACGACAACACTCCTGGTGCCAGCTCCTACGTGGACATCGTGGCAGGATACGACACCCGCTCTACTGTCAACCGCATCGAGGCCACCAACTACGGTGTGGACGCTGAGCGCGTGAACGAAGAGAACCAGACCGTGGTGGTTGAAGACTCGGAGAGTGTGACCGCCTACGGCACCCGCTCCGTCTACTTTGACCTCAACCTCTGGGATGAGTCTCCCTATGACGAGTCCTTCGATGACCGTCTAGCTGACCTGCTGGAGAGCCACTCGGAGCCTGAGTTGCTCATCTCCCAGTTCCGTTGGAACGCCCAGGAGGACACCGAGCTGGCTAGTGCTTTGGAGGTCGGTGACCGCCTGACGGTCATCTACCGAGGCACCACCCAGGACTCACAGATTGTGGCAATCAACCACGACATCACCCCTACCCGCTGGATGGTCACTATCGACCTCCAGAGCCTTTAGGAGCTGACATGGCATTCCGTGAACTAGAAGATTCAATCCGCAACATTCTCAAGCGCCTCGGTGTCCTGGAGAACAATGTTGTGGAGATTCCTGAGACCCCTGACGCTTCAACAACCGTCAAGGGCATCGTGGAGCTGGCTACCGCTGCTGAGACCAAGGCCGGAGTGGATACCGAACGTGCCGTCACCCCCGCTGGTCTTGGGGCGCTCGCCAGCGTGAGCCTGTTCAACGGTTCCGCTGACGGTGGGAGCAACGTCACCCTGTCCCAGGACCTGACGGACTTCACCTCCCTGACCGTCTACTTCAAGGACAACGATGACCAGCATGCCTCGATGAACATCTGGGTAGCGGACTGCACCATCAACACATCGAGTGCCACGGCAACCAACTACGGACTCTACTCAGAGGGTGGAGCTACGACCGCCTATATGAAGCGCCGCATCATCTACTTCTACTCAGCAACCTCGCTGCGCAACGTAGGCACCCAGTACGTGGCTGTCTCAGGAAATACGTGGACCTCAAATAACAGTCAAATCTCCATCACTCGTGTGGTCGGCCACTACTAACAAGAACCAACAGGAAACAACATGAACCAACTTCTCTCACCAACAGTCCGCAAGTACATCTACGGCATCTGCATTGCTGCCGTACCGGTGCTGGTCTACTTCCAGCTCCTGCCAGCCGAAGCCGCGCCAGTGGTGCTGCCGCTCGTCATGGCAATCCTCAACGTGAATGACTCTCCGAATGAAGGCCACCAGTGA